ATGACAAACCTCGACACGATCCCCACCCCTGGACCTGGCTGCACCGAGTGGCAGCCGTCGCCGAACGGGCGCGGCCACTACCGCCTGTATGGCGGACGCGTCCACCCTCGCGTGCAGTTCGCCGACAACGACGGTCAGGTGTCGGTGGTAGAGCTAAACGGCTTAAGCCGTTACCTCGAAAGTTAGGTGGCGTTGGTCCGGGCCGAATGGCAGACCGGCCCGGACCTTAAGCCGCGAATAGGAGTACGCGGCCCGCCAGGAACTGTGTCGATGAAAAACAGTCCAACACCAGCCTTACGGCTGGACTACCGGAGCGGATACCCCGGTATGTCTAGAGAGCGCGAATCTTGTCTAGATAGCGCTCACGCGAACGCAACCCAACCCGCACCTTGAACGTTGCCGACACAACGCGCGTGTCGATCTGCTGGGCAGGCGTCAACGTCTGCGGCCCTGCGGCTTCCTCGGCGCTGTGAATCTGCGCGGTAAAGCCGTCAGCCATCGTGAACTTAAACCCCTGCATCGGCAGCAGCACCGACCGCACCACCGACATAAGCGACCATGAATCGTCGCGTGACGGGCTAACGGCCACCACCTGGACTAGCCCCTCGTCGTAGTTCTGCTGATAGTCGACGCGGCCACCCGGCACGCGGAAAAACCACAGCATCGGATCGGGCGGTGTCTGCTCATCCAGCCAATCGTCAGGCGTCCAACATCCGCACTCAACGCCCGGCAGCGCCTTACTGAACACGTCGATCAGCAGGTTTTCGAGGTTTACAAAGTTGTCCCGATACCAGTCGGGTAACACCAGGCTCATAGTCCATGCACCCGGTAGCGGTCCAACGTCGCCAGCTCGGCAAGGTTGAATCCCTGGAAACCGCCGCGAACGTCAAACCCAAACGGCCCCATAGTTTCTGACGTGGATAGCTGGCCCGGATTGCGCGCTAGGCGGCACGCCGCCGTGGTAATCGCTGCCGCAATCTCCGGGTTAGGTTCGTCGTGGCTATCGCCCTGGTCGAAACCTTCGCCGCGCGTATAGGCGCGCGCCATGAGCGTCACGTAGTCCACGGCGCGCTGCGTTACGGCCTCGGTGACCGCGCCCTCTAGGAGCGCGGCCACGTCGGCACCGTCAACGGCAGCCATAACTAGGCCGCGTCGTACAGACGCACCACACCGGCAGGGTTAGCGAAACCCCACGACACGCGAGCGGTAGCACGAATCTGCACGCCGTCATAGTCGAAAGCGGCCTGATCGCTCTTAACGATCTTGGTACCGGTCCGCTGAACCACAATCACCTGAGACGAATCAACGGCCCACGCATTACCGGCAGCAACATCAGTCGAAACCAGCAGCTTTAGACCGGCCAGAGAAACACCATCACCAACGTTATCCAGCAGACCCTTAAACGACGTCTCGGTTTCCTTAGCCGTCGCAAGCGCCAGCGCAACATCAGGCGCAAGGATCAAATGGGTAAGGTTCGCGCCATCAGCCAGCGCGTCATGCTTAGCCTGGTGAATCGGGTCCAACGATTCCCACTTAAGAGTCCCGGTATCGACCACATTCACACCAGTCAGCGACAGCAGACCACTCGGGCCGTTCGTCGTGGTATTAGCGAAAAATGCGGCGTCGACCTTCTTAGCGATAGAACGCGCCAGCGCCGAACCGATAACGCTAGCAACTGCCGGGTTTGAATCCTCCGCAGCTTCATTACTGGACTGCGTTAGACCGGCCACCTTCTTAGGCGTAATCACCAGCTCGGAATTAGACGGATCGGTAAGGCTGATCTGAGTATTTTCCGCGTACCAGCCCGTAGCAGGATCGGCGGTCAGCATCGGGAAACGCACTGTCTCCGAACCGGTCTGGACAACCGTGCCAGCCTGGAACGCCACCGACTTCTCAGCTAGAACCAGGTCGATCAGCCTGCCGTAGTCCTCCGGGGTCCATGCCTGCGCGAGGGTTGCATTAGTAACTGTCATATTTAGTTTTGCCTCTATTCAGTTAATTCAGTTGTTGTATTCAGTTGTGACTAGGCGCGTCGTGCGCCCTTCCATATTTCGACGGCCTCGGCCAGGTCTCTAGCCGCGCGCCGATCCGGGTTCGTTTTAGACCCGAACTCATGCAAAGCGGCGTATTCCAGCTCTGCGCCAACTGTCACCTTGCCGACTAGCCGGTCACGATTATGCCCGCCAACAATCACGTAAGCGGTAGCCGACGCGGCCAGGTTCCCCGTCCGCTTAGCGACAATTCCCCGGTACAGCGCGGCAACGTCGTCGGCGTAATCCTGCAATAGCGAACCAAGCCCCGGACTCACAAGCACCTGTGGTGGCAACCTGTACGTCTTAATGTCGCGTAGTTGTTCGGTCACAGCGACTCCAAGCGGAAAACTGTCCATTTGTAATCGCGGGTACTGACCGGGTGGTTCTGGTCCCACTGCGCGCCACCGACAACGCGGTAGGTATCGCCGTTAGCGCGCTTAACCCGGTCCCTAGCCCTTAGGTCGGTGCCCTTAGCTACGAACAGTTCGGCCCCGGTGCTGGCGCTTTCACCACGTCCACCCTCGGGGGTCGATGGTTGCGTGGTTCCCCAACTGAAAACGCCTTGCACCGTGCCGTGGTCCTGCTTGTTCGGGTTGCCGTAGCGGTCCGTTTCTCCCCGGTAGACCGTCAGTGTCTCGGTCCGCATTAGCCGCCACGGAATAGGTCAGCGAAGCTCGGCCCGCTGTCGCTGCTCTTGGTCTGACCGGCTCCCACGTCGCCCCACACCGGTTTACGGCTGGCAAGGTGCGGCTTAGCCGCTAGCAGCGCGTCAATCGCGGCTGTGAGCGCTTCTGTGTCGTCTACAAGCTCGGCGGTAAACGGCATGTCGGTCGGGTCGGCCAATCGGCCTGTAGCGGCTACGCGGGCCTCGAATAGGGCGCGTGCGTACTTGTCGGCGCGGTCGGCGGCGTCGGCCAGCTCGGCAATGCGCTTCTCGGCGTCGGCTAGCTTCTGCTCGGCCTCGGACGGCTCGCCAAGGGTAGGAACAGTATTCCTACCCTTCTCGTCGTCCTGGCCGCTGACCTTCACAGTGTGAAGGTGAGCCTCGTCGGGCTGCGTTACTTCCTCGCTCATGTCTTAACCTCTCTTAGCCCTAACGGGCTTAATGCTTTGTGCCGCAACGATTCGCGGCTGACAGTTGCAACCCTTATGGGTCGGCATCCGGTGCGACTTGGGCCAGATACGGCCCTCACGCCACCACCACCGGCAGAGCTGGCACGGGTCGGCGTCCATGTGCCGCACCCAACCCTCGACAAGTGGTTGCTTTTGCATGGCGTCGTGGGTCGCACGCTGCGCGGCCTCGAAAACTTCGCCGCGTGCCATGCGCTGTAGCCGCATATCCGGCGCGTTCGTCTGATCGGCCATCTGCCCGGCGTCGGGAAGATGGTTAGCCCGGTCGTCGGAAACGCCTGCCTGCTTTTGGCCGGCGTTTACGACGGATTGCCCACCGTTGCCCTCACTTAGCACCGTGTTAACTGCCTTAGCCAGCCGTTCCGAATCGTCCACCGGCAGCACGCCCACTGTCGGCACCGGCTGCCCGGTCTGTTCCTCGATCTGCACGGCCAGCCACACATCAGCCAGCGACACGGCGGAAGCGTTGGCCCGGTTAATCAGCGCGGCCAGCAGCAACGTTGTCTCGCTCGGCGGCAGCCGGTCGGCCTGCAATTCGGCGTAGATCGCTAGCGCTTGGCGTTCGGTGCTGGTCGCTAGTTGTTCGGTGGCTGCCTGGTATTCGTCTACGGCGCTCACGCGGCCTCGGCAAGGGTGTCACTACTCGTTACACCCCTCGGTTGCGCTGCGACGTTGACGCCCTGGCCGTCCAAAGCCTCAGCACGCGCAGCGGCCCGCTCGGCGGCAATCTCTTCGTCGGAATAACCAAGCTTGCGCAGCGTGCCAGCACGCGACAGAACACCAGCCTGATACAGCTTCACGGCGGCGTCTGCCTCTTGCGCGGCTGACCGGCTGGCGGGATCGCCCCACCGGACACGCGGCGTCACAGAATCGACCGGCACACCGTCACGTACCGCCACGATCAGCGCGGCCACCTGCTCAAGCGCTGGCCCAAAGATCAACTGCTTAGCCTCGACACGCGCCACTAGTGAGGACTCTTGCGCCCTAACAGCATCCGCAGACGTTGGCTGCGCGTCCCACGCGGCCAGATAGGCCGGTGGCAACGCCGAAATAGCGCCAATCTGACCCATGACCACGCGCATTGACGACTCGTAGCCGCCCATGTCTGCGGCGTCCCACTGGCCGAACTTCGCACCCTCAGCAGCGGCAACGGCCATCTTGTAAGCGTCCTCAGATACCGGGCTGACAAGCTCCCTAACGGGCTTACCGTGCTCATCGAGCACCGGATTGCCGTCAGCGTCCTTAACGACGCGCTCCATTGGCGTCAGGCCAGTCGCCCACCGACGCGGCAACCCCGTAGCCTCCGACGTGCAAGCCATGTCCACCAGGAACTTGTTCGCAAGGTCGCACAACGGCAGCAAGTCCCAAACCTCGGAACAACCGTCAACGTCTAGCAGCCGATCACTGTTGACCACCGGCACCATAGGCACCACGCCAAGCGGGTTAGACCACTCATCAACCTGCCGAAACGCGCCAGCAGACGCTCCCCTAGTCGGCGCGGACAACCTAACGATTCGATCAGGCAGGAACAGCGTTGCCTCGGTCGTCGTCCGGGTCTCCCACCGCTTAAGCGCACTAGTAACCGTGCGGGTAGCCGGATCGCGTTCGACGCTGACCTGTTTGGCGCTCTCAACCGTGATTCTCGGGCTGCCGTCTGGCCCCGGCGAAACCAGCAGATAGCCCGAACCAAGCAACAACGCCTCTTTGAACAGGGTTCCGGAATGCTGCGGCATGTCGTTTGCCTCCCACTCTTGGGAGATATCCACGCCGTCGAACGCCTGGACCCTAAGCCGCTCCGCGATGCTAAGCACCGTTAGGCGCGGAATGTTAGATACCAAGCGGCCCAACCGATTACCTAACAGCTTGCGATTTTCCTCCGCGAGAAAAGCTAGCGGCTGCCGCCCGTACCAGTACGCGTCGAGCGTGTTGTACCGCGCCACCGGCTCATCAAGAGCCTTAAGTAGACGCGTAAACAGCGCATCTTGTGTCTCAATCAAAAGAACCAAACCCCCTGTTGGTCATTGTTTTTCGCCGCACTGGCGGCGCAGTCATAAGCCGCGATAGCCGCAACGGCAGCGTCGATCTTGTTGCCCGACCCGTTCCGCTTCTTGTCCTTGCCCACGAGGTCACCCATTGGCGTTGCCTTAGCGACGCAATGCGCCATATGGCTTGCTAAGCGTTCGTCGCCGTTATGGCTTACGGCCTTAGTCATCACGGCCTGATACAGCCGGTCCGTTGCCGGTGCCATCCGCGCAGCGTGCGCGGTGTTCCACTCGATCACCCGGTGCGCGCCGTGCTTGTCGGCCCACGCCTCAATCTCAGATCGCCAACCCCACGGATCAGCCGCCAGCGTCACAACGTCGTACCTGGCGAAAGCCAGATCGACCGCGTTGCTCACATCAGCGCGCGGGACACGCCAGCGTGAATCGCCGGGGTTCTCCCAAATGCCCTCAATCCACAGGTGGCCGTCCATCGTGCAGCCGACAAGCGCCGTCGAGTCACCGGACGCGCTGCCATCGAACGCCAGGACCACACGCTCGCCCGGCCTAACCTCACGGTCGCCCCGGCACGCGTCCCACGCCCCGAACGGCAACCAAGCGTCAACACCGGTCACCCACTGGCCTAGCCGCAACTGCCGGAACACCGGCTCACGCAGCGACCGGCACCGGGCCATCAAACCGGCCTCCGCTAGGAACGGCTGCGGACACGTCAGCGCCGGGTTAGCGATACGCCACGCCTCCGGGTCGTCCTTAGCGCAGCCATCAGGCGCGGACCACTCCCGGAAGAAGAACGCCGGATCGTCCCCGGCCCGACCGTGCTGCACCAACCGCCACATCACAGAATCCGGCGAACTGGCAGGCGCCGAGATAGCCAACGTGAGCTGTTCGGCCCGCTTGCCGTCCACCGACGTAGCGGCCTCCCAAACGTCCTCAGTGACAACGTGCAGCTCGTCAACGATCAGCAACGACGGGTTATAGCCGTGCAACGCTCCCGGCTCCGCAGGCAACGGCAACAGCGTTGCGTCGTTCTCCGGCAGATACAGCCGGTCCGCGTACACATGGACGCGCTCGGCCAGCTCCGGCGACAACGCGAGCATCTGCCGCGCGTACTTAAGAACATGCCCGGCCTGATCGGCGTTCGACGCCACACAAAGCACCTCGGCAGAACGCGGCCCGACAAACATCTCAGCCAGCGCCAGAGCAGCCGCAAGCATTGTCTTGCCGTTACCGCGCGGAATGCTGATAAGCGCCGTGCGAACATCCGCAGCGAAAGAACCACGGATAATCTCGGATTGGAACGGTTGCAACCGGAATTTGCGGGTTTCTTGCGCCCCGTGCGGGATTTTTAGATACGTCTCGATGAACTTGATTCGGCGCTTAGCCCGGTCACGCGGCCAGTTCTTGAACGTCAATGGTGGTGCTGTGACCTGCGCTTTTGGTCCTGCCTTAGCCGATAAGGCCACGGGTCACCCCCTCAATATTCAGTTGTTATTCAGTTGTGCAGAACCGTCCGGAAAGTAACTCGGAAAGCGCCTTGCCATTCGGGTACTGGGACAGACGGCCCGGACCCATCCCCCACCTTTAGCGCATTAATGGCCGCTAGCCGGCTCGCTAAGCGACGTTTAGCGGTCCGCTAGTGCAATGTCATAGGTATTGACATTTCTTTCGCCTGCGTGGCCCACAGCGGCTAAAGCGTTAGAATGTGCTTATGACTCATCGTCAGCGCGTCCGTCAGAATGGCACTTGTCCGAAGTGCAATGGTCGTATCACTGAGGTCATTGATGACATGTACGTAAGTGGTCAGACGCCCGGAGTGGATGAGCCTTACGACTCGGAGGTGGTGCGGGCGGCGTGCAGCCCTGGTTGCCCTGGCCCGGACGAGGACTTCTAAACACCCGTTGCGCTGCACCTATCCGCAGTACGCTGCCGCCATGAGGTTGCTACTGGGGGCTGCGGCGATCTCTGTTGTTGCACTGTTTTTGTCGCCGCTAGCCAATGCTGCGCCTGGTGATCAGGCATTTGTCGATGCGCTTGCCGACAACGGCATAGTCGTCGGTGGACCGTCGCTGCTGGTCGGCAACGCTGGCCGGAAGATATGCACTCTTGCTGAGTACGGCTGGACTCAGGACATGCTGATTTACAGCTCCGCGCAGTACGACTATCCGCAGTTGACGGATAGTCAGGCTGCTGTGTTCATGCAACTGGCGATGCGGACCTACTGCCCGTAGTAGGTGCGCTTCGGGCTGTGCCTCTGCGCCGGTTGCAGTCACCGCACACCACGTCTACGTCCTGTAGCCGGATCGGCAGCCCTAGCGCGTGCCGTTGCCATGCCTCGGGGGAATGGTCGGCCTGTAGGTCGCTGGTAGTGCCGCAGTCCGAGCACCACGGTTGCTTAGCCCTGGCCGTCTTGCTTAGCCGTGTCCATGCGGTGTTGTAACCGCGTTGCCGCGCGTTCCTGGTGTCCTTAGGCCGGTGCTGTGGGCACCTTGCGCGGTCAGATAGTGCATTGCATACGACGCATGGCTTAAGCAGTGGCATCGCGTTCGTAAAGGTCCACGATGGCGTCAGCCAGCTTTAGCGCGTCATTGCGTGAGCACATCACCCGGTGGACATATTGGCCGTCTTGTGTGGGCCGGGAGATTGTGAACATTCGGCCCTGCTTGCTCACGGTGTAGTCCATGCCGTGCATTGCTTTGACGGTGATTGTGTCGATTGGTCCGGTTGATTGTTCACGGATGCGGTTTAGGCGCTTGCGGCGCTGTGTGTCGTTCATCGGCTGGCCTTTACCGGCTAGCGCTGGATCGGTGGCCGCATACGTGCCTTAGCCGGGGTTACCGCTCCGGTGTTTACCGGCCTTAGCGTCTCGCCTAATGCTGTGTGGAGTTCGTCGGCCTCGGCTGCGGTTAGGTTGCGTGCGAGCACCTGGCCGTTGTTGGCGATTGTGTAGCCGTCGTTGCCTTGGATTACTGCGATCATTTCTCCCCTTTTGCGATTTGTTGCAGTCCCTCCGCTACGGCCAGCGCTTCGCTCGCTGACAGCCAGATATGCGACTTGCCCTGTTGGATGGTTACGCCGTGGTCGCGACGCTCCGATAGGAAAATTCCGGCCCCGTTGTCGGTCTTGATTCTCATTGGTAGTGGTCTCCGTAGTCACTCCATGCGTCCTCGCCGTAGTCCGGGACGGTCTGGAGGGTTGCGGTCTTGCTTTGAGCGAATGCGTGGATGAGTTCGTAGGTGTCTCGCGCGCACGCGTTGCTTACGTAACGTGAGTCTTCTACTTGATTTTCTAGTTGTTCTTCTTCTTGTTCTTCTATGTTCTGCTGTTTCGACACAACTAGGTTCTGCTGTTTCGACACAACCCCTTGTGTCATTTCGACAGAACTAGGTTCTGCTGTTTCAGCACAACCCGTCAGACGCAACCACTCAGATTCTGGAAACGGTTCACCCACGGACACGTACCAGCAGCCGCCAGACACGACAGCCAAACGCGCGGCCTCAAGATCGCTAACGGCGTTATTCGCACGCCTCCACGTCCACCCATAGCGCTTAGCGACTGAGTTAACGGACTCACTAAACGAGCCGTCCCCTTGGTGTGACAGCAAGAGCATGTAAACCTGCAATGCCTCCGGGCTGTGCGACCACTCCCGGATCATGTCAATTCCCATTTTCATGTAACGCCCCTCAGGCGCAACGCCACGGTGCTTAACCGGCGTCTTTTGTGACTTCTTCAATTGTTCTCCTATGCCCACATAGGGCAGCCCTTAGCGCTTAGCCTGCGGCTTAGACGGTCACACGTCCGCCGCGCTTGGTAGCTGCGCGCTGATCTTCAATCCAACGCTCGAGCGCTGGCAGCTCATAGACCACGCGACCGGCGTACATGAAAGATTCCGGGCCGGTGTCTTGCTGCCGGTAGCGATAAAGCGTCTTGACCGTTAATCCAGTCCATTCCGCTGCCTGCTCAATAGTCAGCAGGCGATTAGGTGGCTGCGTCATTTCAGCCCCTCCCCCTCTCATCTGCCTGTTTTTGGGCAGAGTTGTTCCCCACTATTTAGAGTAGCGATTACTTAAGTTCCCTAGGATTGCGCAGTAGTACCCTGTTTTTGCGCAGCGTCAACTTACAAATAAGCGTAGCACGCTCACAAAAGAACCTAAGTTCCCTAGGATTGCCCAACGTTTTACCCTTAGCGGCCTAAGCCCGCGCGAACTGTTCGTCTAGCCACGCGTTAACGTCGCTGCGCCGATAGCGCAGGTTTTTACCAATCCGGGCACCACGCGGGCCTTTACCGATCTGCCGCCAGTAGTACGCCGTGGACTCTGAAATACCGAGTTCGTCGCAGAGTTCGGCCAATGTCATTAGTTCGTGCTGTTCACGCATGACTAGAAGCGTAGGCAGCTATTCGCAAATACCCGGAAATTGTCCGGAAAGTCGGACAGATTGCTACCGGAATTAGGCCGCTACCTGCGGTTCTGGCGTCCGACAAGCCGGACAGTGGCGTAACGGTGCCTACTTGAGCACTGAGTCGATCGCATCACGCGTCCGGTCGTCGGAGTCCGGCCACAAGTGCGAATAGGTGTCCAGCGTCTCCGCTGCCGACGCATGACCCAAGCGGGCCTGCACCGTCTTGACGGACTCCCCGTACCGGATCAACAGGCTGGCGTAGTAGTGCCGCAGGGTATGCAGGCCGCTCCGTGGCGGCAGCTTCGCGGCCCGCGCAGCGATGTTCCAGTGGTAGGCAAACGTCGAACGCGGAATAGGTTTACCGCGCCATCCGAACACCAGGCCATCGGGGCCTGGAGGAAACTGTTTCAGGTGCTCCTTTAGCGCCACCACCACCACATCGGGCAACGGAATCGTCCGGTAGCTGGCCCGCGTTTTCGGCGGCCCGAACGTCAACGGGTTGCCCCGGACAAGTTGCTGGTCCACCTTTACCGTGCCGCTACGGTCACCGGGCTTCTCGGGTAGGTACAGCCGGTCTACGACCAGGCCAAAGCACTCCCCTTTGCGCATGCCCGTACCGGCGGCGAACGTCGCCAACGTTTGGAACTCAGGCGGTAACTTGCTCCGGACAATCTCGAATTGTTCGGTCGTCGGCGGAACTACCTTTGTGGGGGCTGGCTTTGGGAGCTTGGTGCCGTCGCACGGATTGGACGCTATGCGCTTGTCGCGCACGGCATCTTTGAAGATTCCGAACACGATGCCGTGAATAACGGCCACGCTCGACGCTGCCAGCTCAATCCCGGCAACCCATGCCTGTATCTCGCTCGGGAGGATCGCAGCTATTGGCCGGTCACCGAGGACCGGGTAGGCGTGTAGCCGTAAGCGGCTCTCTACGTGCTCGGCTGAGCTGTCCCGGTGGACCTGTCGCTTACGCCACGCCTCCGCGTAGTCGCGGAACGTGACCTGTCCCTTAGCTGGGTCTACGTACGTGCCGGTGTGCAAGTCGGAGTCAACTTGCCTTTTGCGCGCGTCGGCCTCGGCGCGCTTCTCGTATGACTCTGTGCGTTCCTTGCCCGTCTCATCGACCCATCGGACACGCCACCGCCTGCCCTTGCCGTGCAGCTTGGTACACACCTGCGTGCCGGTCTGCTTGAAGTGTGCGCGGTCCAT